CAATGGGTACGCCGGCGGTATTTTCATCCGCCAGCCCCACTTCAATACCGGCCTGACCGTCATAAATGGCGGCTTCCGTCGCCATGACGGCCTCTGCGGACAACCCGGTATACTGTGCAACCCTGTCGGCAAACATCTGCCGTGTAGCATCCATCTTTTGCTGATAGTCGGTACGAACGTCATCCGGTAACGCCTGATAGGGATTCAGGTCTGTTTTATGTTTTCCTGAATACAGAAGGGTGATTTCCACGCCCTCCTGTTCCAGTTGTCCGGCATAGCTGGCATGTGCCATCACCACGCCAACAGACCCGACTCTGGCAGTCTGCGTCACCAGGCGGCGGGAGCATGCAGACGCCAGCAACATCGCCCCTGAACAGGCCACATCATTCATCAGCGCCCATATCGGCTTCTGTTGTCCCAGACGGTAAATCATGTCCGCGCAGTCAAACGCGCCTGCGGCCTGTCCGCCCGGACTGTCGATATCCAGCAGTACCCCCGTCACTTCTGGATCGGAAATTGCTTGTTGCAGACGGGCGGTAATACCGTCATAGCCGGTCATGCCGGAAAATGGCCGCATCCCGCCAAGTTTATGAACAAGTGTTCCTGACACTGGTAACACGGCAATACCATTCACCACCTGGTAAAAACGCGCCCGTGGTTTGTCGCCGGACATATAATTTCCGGTAACAAGCTCCATACCCGCCTGATCAAGGTTTTCCAGGTTCTGGGGAATGTGCAGGCTGCCAGCGCCTGACTCCCTGCCCAGCGCGCAAAAGAAAACCCGCGCATAGGCGGGTTCAAGTAACAGCGGGGCGTTCGTGGCCTGGCTGAGTATATGCGGGAGATTACGTTGCACGTTGCTCCTCCTCCGGTTTTCTGCTGTCTGAAATCTGTTGCTGGTATGTATCGGTTATCCATACCGGGCGTGGAAGCCCGGCACTGCGGCGTTCTTCTGACTCTCTGACCTGCTGGCGGAAAATATCCTGGTAATCTTCACCCATAATCGCCAGCTCTTTCTCGTAGGTGCTGAGGCCTGCCTCGATACGCATAACGGCTTCCTGTACTTCCTTGAGCCCGTCAATTGCCATGCGTCCGGCACCAATCCATTCCGCCCGACTCCAGCTTGAACGCGCCTCCCAGAAAGAAAATCGGGCGCGTGGCGCTCTGATCACTCCACGTATCAGCGCTTCTTCCAGCCAGCAGGAAAACATCTGCGTCGCCAGTCGTCCGGCAATGAATTTCCGGCGCCCCAGAAAATAACGCCATGATTCATTGGCAGATGCGCGGGCGCTGGAGTAACTGACCTGTGAGTAATCCCGCGAAAGTTGTTCATAAGAGACGCCCAGCCCCGCTGCAATATAGCGAAGCAGCGCCTGTTCCAGCGCTGAAAATCCGCTGTCGGCATTCTGTGCCGTCTGTAATTTAAGTGCGTCACCTGGGTGAAGATGAGGAATTTTTACACCGCCGAGTTTTACATTGTTGGCGGCATAATATCGCGCATAACTCGCCAGAACGCTTACCAGCGGATTATTCGCATCCGCGACTCCTTCCCCTCCCATCCCCGCGATGTACTCAAAGGCCTTGTCAGTATCCAGCTCGCTCTCAATTGTTGCGGCATACATCGCCTTAACAATCGTCGACTGAAGCTGCGTTGCCTGCAGCGTATCAAGCATTTTCAGACGCTCCATTACGCTGTAAAACTGGTTGGCTCCGCGCGTCTGACCATCCTCTACAGGCTCAAAAATATGCAGCATGGCAGGACGTCCTGCTCAAAAATATGCAGCATGGCAGGACGAGACGTCCTGAAGGCAAATATTTCGGTATCCGCGTCCACTGCCCTGCACCTGATAACGGCCAGTCATCATCGCAGACATGATACGCCAGCGCCTTACCGTTCCGGTCAACCTCCACACCCGCTCTTAACTGCTTATTCCCCATAGCGTGACCACGTGTATCAATGCGCTTTGGGCTTATGGCTTTAAATCGGGTTCTGAACAGTTGCGTGGTTTCCGCATCCCAGACGGGCTGGAGAAAAATTTCACCATTGAAGGCGTGTACCCCAACCCCTTCACGAATAAATTCTGTAAAGGTACGCTTCCCCTCAATGTCTATCTCGCCAAAAATACCGTCACAGTATTCTGTCCAGGCCGATTCCACCTCATTGATAAAGCTCCTGGCAGCAGACTCGCGCATTCCCAGGTACTGCCAGTTAGGTCGGTAGCTGATAAGAAACAGATGGCCAACAATATGATCCTTGTGAAGCGATACCGCGTTAGCCGCAATGCCGTTATTCCTGACCAGATCATCCGCCCGGGCATTACCGAGACGTAGCGAAGGCAGCAGTGCCGCGTCGACGCTTTCAGCGCCCGGCATCCAGTCGGTCAACTGACCACCAAAACCAGTACCGCCACCACTGTATCCCATACTTTCACGCAGTGGTGCCCCGCTCACATCAATCAGTACTGGCGCCCGTTTCATAATCTCACCCCTGCCGGACCGCGACGCCCTCCCGTTTTCAGGCTGGCTTCCATTTCTGTTATGTACTTTTTCAGATCGCCGACGGAGGTTGCGGTAAACTCCACCCGGCGACCGTCCTTCTGTACTGTCGCCACCCGTTTTCCTGTCATCAGGTCATGCAGTGCGGCACGTGCTTCATACAATTCAGCCATTGTTGCCATTATTAAGATCTCCCGAAAGCATGGCGGCCAGCTCCTCAAGGGTTGGGCCCGTTTTATTCTCGCTTTTTCTGGACGCGGCCAGCGCATCCAGACTCAGTTGCCAGCGCTGGACGGATACCCGGTATGCCGCATACGCATATACCAGGCAGTCCAGCGCTTCATTACGCCTTTTCTTTGCATCCCACAGCAGCGTTATCTTCCCGTTAACCACCTTTTCCACCAGTTCTTCTGCCACCAGTTGCTTCGCTTCCACGTCCGAAAAAATTTCCGGATTATCCGTCACGTCCGAAAAAATTTCCGGATTATCGGATTATCCGGAAAACGAAAGGTGTAAGGTGAGGCTGAGTCAGGCGGGGTGGGAGGCTCTTTAAGTCTGGCGTAAATCATCTCTTTGGCGGTGTCAGTCCCGATTTCACATAAAAACACACCGCGCTGATTCCTGCTCCTGGGCATGGTGATAACGGGTTTTCCGTATACCGACGCCCCTTTGATGGGCAATACCCTGAATATGCCGTGCTTTTTTGAACGCTGATAAACGATCTCCTGATCAATCCCTCCGGTATCCCAGCAGACGCGGGCAATGGACATTTCAGTACCATCCGCATGGCGGTATTTTTTATTAATCGCCTCATCAACACGCGTCAGGGTTTCCTCATGATCGGGCCGTCCCATAATGATTTTTTTATCAATCAGGAATGCCTCTTCGCCCGGCGCCCAGCCCCAGACATACATTTCCAAGCGGTTAGCCTGAGAGTCAATGCCCGCCGTCAGATAAACCACCCGCTCAGGCACCACCGCGCCATAGTGAATAACTTTCTCAAGCAGAACCTCATAACCGATTTTCTCAGCCACAGCTTCTTCGTATGTCTCCCCCAGGGTAGTATTAATGAACGTCTTGACGCCATTTGGATCTTTCAGCGCATCCAGCCAGTCATAAACAATCTGTACCCAGGTGGTGAATGGGCTGTAGGCTGTCCATATATGAAACGAGATGGAGCGCGGCGGCGGTATTTCATCGCCATCGGCACTGTAAAAAGTCAGGCCGTCGCGGGTCCATATCCCTGTATTTTCACAAATCCAGCGCCCTTCTTTCTGGTCAAGTTCTGACTGGCGAATTACGCATCCGTTATGTTCACAAAGGTAATACACCGTCTCCGGTTTACCCTTTTCCCATTTGAGACCGAACGAGGTACTGTCATCGCCAAATTTCAGATACTGCTCTTCGCCGCAGTGCGGGCAGGGTACGTGAAACCGCATAAAGTGCGCCGACTCATTCGCCGCCTTTTCAATCTGGCAGGTCCCTTTGGTTTTCGGTGTAGATCCGCGTATCGACTTTGGCCAGACAGAACCCTCAATACGTTTATCGCCCAGCAGGGTTGGCGAACCTTCTTTTTCCACGTCAGGCTCAAAAGAAGAAAGCTCGTCATAGCAGACCGTATCCACCGATTTTTCACGGTAGTTTTTCGCCGCAGCGCCACCCAGGCACCAGAACCCCACACCGGAAGAGAAGCGTTTGAGCGTGAGCGTGTTATTGCGGTGTTTTCTCCCGAACCAGGGGGCCAGATCCAGAAGTACCGGAACATCACGAATGGTCGGCTCCACATGCGACTTCATGAA